GATATAATCTATAAATAAGTTTGACAATTTCAGCTTGATTTTTGTTAATAACGATTTTCCCATCAACTTTATCGTAACCTAAGAAGTTCTTGTATGGCATTTTAACTTTACCTTCTTTGTAACCCCAACGAATACCCATTTTCACATTCTCACTGATACTTCTACTTTCTTCTTGAGCAATCGCAGCGAGCATCGAAAGCACCATCTCACTTTTTGAATCAAATGTCCATAAATTTTCCTTTTCAAAGAACACCTCAACCCCAGCTGTCTTTAATTGTCTAATGTGTGTAATAGTATCCAGTGTATTTCGTGCAAAACGTGATATGGACTTGGTGATAATCAAATTAATCTTCCCTTCAAGTGCATCTTTAATCATGAGGTTGAAACTTGCTCTACGTTTTGTACTAGTTCCTGAAATACCCTCATCAGCATAGACGTTCACATAGTCCCAATCGACACGTTCTTTAATAAAATCTGTGTAAAACTTAACCTGAGCCTCATATGAACTATACTGCTCATCAGAATCCGTTGAAACACGTGCATAAGCTGCAACCTTTCTTCTTTCTGATGAATGGATACTTTGCAGTGTTAGTGGATTGATGGTTGATGGTATGATTCTAACTTTTCCCATGTTAATACGCTCCTATTTTTATTTATTTTCTTTGTATTTTGTCTTGCTTTCTCTTTCATTTCAGGTGTCCATGAATCTTTTCTTGATAACTCTTCCCATGTGACAACATCTACTGAACCATTCGTTAGATGAAGTTCTATCTTGTTATTCTTCAATGCAACCATGTACTCAACTTTCTTTTTGAACTTTCCTTCATCAAATGATGTAGTTCCTAAATATTCATTCAATGTTTCATAAAGACTTTTTTCTGGTATTCGTCTTGATTCGCTACAAAATGCTTTACCCTTTGTATTATAGGTCGTGCAAATCCAGAAATCATTCTTAGGTGTCGTCTTGTGTTGATAACCGCCACCACAACAATCACAACGTATCTTGTTTGTAAATGGGTAGGTTTTTTTTGACCTTTTCGTATTCGTTTTGAACCGATTAGCTCTTTGATTTCTGATAACCATTGCTTCATTGAAGGTTTCTTTACTGATAATTGCTTCATGGTTATCCTCTACATGATACTTATGAAACTCGCCCTTATTCTTGACTTTCTTCTTTGTTAAGTGACTATCTCTAAATGTCTTTTGAAGAATCAAATCGCCTGTGTAACTACTGTTCTTTAAAATTTGAAGAAGAGATCCGTATGTCCATGATTCAGAGTACATTGGTTTGATACCTTCTTGATTAAGTTGTTTTGTTATTGCAAGTATTCCTAACCCACCTATGTAAAGATCGAATATTCTTTGAATCACTTCTGCTTGTTCTGGAACCACTATGAAGTTCTTGTTGATGACTTTATATCCATAGAAGTCTCTTGCACCCCATGAAATACCTTTTTCAAAATCTCGCTTGATTCTCCACTTCATATTTTCACTCACTGATCTCGCTTCTTCTTGATAGAAACTCGCAAGTAGCGTAAGCATAAACTCACCTTCAGAAGATAAGGTGTGTAGGTTTTGTGATTCAAAATAGACATCCACACCTAACGCATTCATTTCTCTTATAGTACGAATCACTGTTTCTGTATTTCTACCAAACCTACTGATTGACTTGGTGATAATTAAATCGATTTTTCCAGCCTTTGCATCCTCCACCATGCGTTTGAATTCAGGTCGATCTTCCTTTGTACCACTTATGCCTTCATCCGCATACACACTTACAAACTGCCATTGGGGATTTGAGCTGATCATCTTGTTGTAATGACTGACCTGGCTTGAAAGGGATTGAAGCATAGCTTCTTTATCTGATGAAACCCTAGCATACGCACAGACTCTTTGCGACTTAGGTATTTGCTCATCAGCATCAATTTTATTGATTCTAGTTCTCACTGTATCACTCCTTTGTTGTATTACTATATATCACTCTTTTAGCCTCATTTATCAAGTCATTAAGCTTAAAAATGCTATTAGGTTTGATACAATGTTTTTTTGCTAGGTGCATCTCCGCTTTGATGAAATCTTCCTCATTAATAATGCTCCTAACAAACATCATCTCTATAACTTTAACACTATTCACATATCTATTTAGATTGTCAATGTTCATTTGGCTTACCTCCTTTCTTTAGAGAATTCCAATAGTTGTATCTGCATGAATCGTTGCAGTATACTTTTCTTTTCTTACCTTCGATAAAATTCAACTTTTTACCACAATATTTGCAGTTTACATTCTCATCTTTTTCCTTCAGTGCATTCCTAACGGAGCCAATAGATATGTTTAATGTTGTAGCAATCTTTTTATACCCATCACCTTTTAAATTCATTTGTATAATTCTTTCTCTTATATTTTCTTTCATGACTAAGTCCTCCTAAGTCTTAGTCCGCAAAAATCATTAAAAGTTCGGGTTTCTATTAAATTATTTTCAATTTTAGTGATTTTTGCATAAAAAAAGACCTCCAAGATATCATCTCAGAGGTTTGGTTTCTACTTATTTAATTTTTCAGTAATTATTTTTTCTGCTTCAGATAATGATGACTTTCCATGCATCTTGTTACTAAAGGATACATAATCATCAATGATTGTTTCAATTTTACTTTGATTATCTTCTACAAAAGATATGGCTTTTTCAGTTGATCCAGTTAAGTTTGATATCCACTCACTAAGTCTACCAACAACTGCTTGTTTCTTCTCATCACCTTCAAGGAATGTCTCACCTTTTTGTTTGGCGATTTGATTCTTCTCTTCAACAATCATAATAAACTCTTTGATTGCCTTCTGTATATTCTCATCAAATACGACATCTTTTGCTTTAATCACAAGTTCTGATACATTTTCTGCAGTATTCTTCAAGTCTTCTTTAACTTCTTTAATTATTTCATTAAAGCCACGATCTTTACCAAACTTTGAAGTCACATATAATGCAAATAGTAAAAGGGATATAATTAATAAAAGTATTTCAAGTGTTGTCATTGTCTATGCCTCCTAAATGTTTATAGATATTGACGTGTGAGTCCTCTAACCTTGAAACTCGGTGTTCTAAGATATTGACGTCCTTTTTAAGTGATTTAATATCTTGAGAATGAAGTTCAAGTAAGTTAATCATCTTCACATTCTGTTTTTCAATTTTTTGAAGATTTCCAATGATTTCTTCATTTTTTGTCTTATTGTTTTTTTCTTGTCTATTAAATTGTTTGATGGTCGTAAGTATTACAACGATCATTGTGACAATCCAGTAAATTAAGTTTTCCATTTTAAATATATCTAGGATATTATCCCAACTCATCCTTCATCAGCTCATTTCTGTAATTTTCCAGGTATTCAAACAAGGACAATATTTCTTCTTCATAATTAGTATCAATGTTGGTCTTGTAGTTTGCTTTATAATCGACCATTTTATTTTTCCACTCATCTTCAACTATTAAGTCAAATATTCCAGTCTGTTCATAATTTGCAATCATACCTCTAATTCTATATAAATGATAGAAAGCTTTAGATTTTTTATTGACTTCGAATATGCTTTTGGAGTAAATCAGTAAAGCATCTATCAAACCACAAATAAATGAATCATCAATATTGGTAATGATACTTTCCAATTCATCAGAAAATACAGGATTTAAATAGTATTCATTGGATTTGATACCTAGTACACTATCTGCAGCTTGTCTATGGTAGGCAATGATTGAATCATCAAATTGCTGTCTTTTAATAAAATCTTCTTTAGAGAATACGAATAAATCATATTTTCCTATAAATAAATGAAGGATGCCTCTAAATCCTTCAAGAACGACTGTAACATCAATATCACTTGAATTTTCATCTAAACCATATGCTTTTGAGCCACCATAATAAATTAGAAGAATCTCAGTGTTTGGAAATACTTCTTTAATCAGATTATAAATATCATTCATATGGTTCCTCCTCGATTGGTTTAGGTAATGGTGGTTCCAAAACATCATAATCATCAATAGCATCTTCAAAACCAATCACATTTTGTTTTAGCCAGTTGTATCCTTGTACGATAGGATTTACTTTTAAAAATGAAGAAAAGTCAGAAAATGGGATCTCGATATCTATTTCTTCAATGGGCTCACGTTTTGCTATTCTTGTTTCTTTTGTTAAATATGATGCCACACACAGCGTAATCTTTTTATGCGAATAACTGATGTTAAATGCTGTAATACGATGATAGTTTGCTAAAATGCCAAACTTTGTCTCTAAACCTTTTATAATTGCCATAACTATACCTACTTTCTACTTATTCGATAAATGGTGACTGAAATGCTATCAGGTGATCCAATGGACATACCTGGATTAATATATAATGCACCTAAAGAACCATATGCAGTATGTGCAAAATCAACCATCTTAATGGATCCATCTGCTTGTCCTGATAATGTAGTGATGCTTTTACCATAAGCTACCCAAACTTGGGAATCTGATAAACTTGATCTAAATGTTGCTGATAACTCAAAATCAATGACTTTGGTTGTACCACTCGTATTGGTTGGACCTGATTCATAACTGTCTTCTATGTATTTTACTGTTGTATTAGTTGAAGAAACTGATGTGTGAATCGTGTTTTGAGTATTGATATGATGGCTAATATAACCACCGTATAAGTTTGATTGTGAAGCTGTTCTGTAATAAATATAAGTATCTGATGTATCAAGACCTGTTCCATAAGTGCTTGCAACAACATGCACTTTGTAAATGTATGCAGGATCAAAATTATAAACTAAACCATGATAATAAGAATATCCTTCATAGCTATATACTTTTTCAAGTGCACCACCAATTTTAACAATAGATGATAACCCTCTCGCATAGAGCACTTCACTACTATAATCGAATGCGAGCTCACCGACATAAGTTAAGTTTGATGTCGTTGGTGTCGTTGTTCCTCGTTTGACTCGAATGGTAGCCATTAGTATGTGCCACCATCAATAAGTGATGAAGGTTGTAAAACTTTTGAACTATCAATACCCAATTTATACGTTATTCTCGTCGGAGTATAGTTTGAATCAACAACTGCAACATATAAAAGTCCATCTACAATAACGTTACTTGCATATGCTGTTTCGGATGATGCAACTGCAATACCATCAGAATCACCAATATAGATATCTTTTACATTACTTAATATAGTTCTTTGAGTTTCTGTTAAGTGTAAATTTGAAGCAACATGCGTGTTATAAGTTGAAGTTGCAACACCACCAAGACCAGCTAAACTCACGGTCACTGCTCCAGTTGATCCATTGACACTTGTAACTGCGTCGGTTGGTGTTAAGAGTTCTTGCCAATTTGCAAGCGTTGAGTATGGAGTCGCCTTTAGGATGAAGGATTTGTTTAAGTCCGTTCTAACGGCAACGTCGCCTTCCTGTGCGGTCGTTAAGGCAAGCATCGCTGTTTGACTAGCTACCACAAAGGTATTTGTTAATGCAATCTTAGGTACCACGCTATCTGCAAGTTTTCCATTGGTATCTAAGATTGGAATATTACCACTACTCGTCCCTGTATTCTTAGTCGATGCTGTACCTAAACTAAGGTCTGCAATCTTTTGATCGATTTGTTCATCTACTTGATTAACACCAGGAATTTTTAAATAATCTGCTTCTGCGAGTGGCACTGATACACTTGCTGTCTTATCAGCTTTTGCAATATATAAATGCTCACCATTAAAATCAACAAGTGGTTCACCTGCTTTGACTGTTCCAGTTGTACCAACGAGTGGTCCTGTACCAGTAGTCGTTCTTCTTTTAATTTGAATTGTTGCCATAAATCATTCCTCCTATTTTTTCAAAAATACACTTGATACGCTATGTGATGAGCTACTTGTAGTTAGTGTCACTACACCGTTCTCGTATGCTATACCTAACGAATAATCACCAGATGCATACCTATAGGTTACCGATGTAACCGATCCAACAATAATAAATAGCAGCTCTCCAGGAAATGTCACAACTGTATGACCATTGATTGTCACATATAAAATAGACTGACTAAGCTCTACTGAGTTTGTTCCAGAAAACCGATACGTACCAGGCGTGACAGTCGTTAGTGTCTTTCTTTTAGGTAGGTATTCATTTCTTAACTCTGTTTCTAAATCCGATACTTTTGTCTGATCACTTGTAATTAGCTTTCTTGAATAACTTACTAATGTCACAGAAGTGGTTGTCTTTGTATAGGCACATAACACTAATTCATATAAACCATCGGTTGTTAGTAAGTTCGTAGTGGTTAATGATGGATATCCACCCACTTGTTCTTTTAAATAAATGGTGACTGTATTTGTAGCTGTATTCACACCTAAAACCACATAGCCATATTTACTTGAATCAGGTGTGACTCCTATCGTTGTTTGGTTTTCGATGTAGATGATTCGTCCATAAACAGAAACATAACCATCGTTAAATGTAATGGTGTTATTTGCTAATGTATAACTACATTCATTTTTAAGTCCCTTTAAAACACCTACATCTTGAGAAAATAAAAAGTGGTATAGGTCAGCATCTATTTTCGATGTGACATTCCCACCTTCAAATGTTATTTTTTGTAATCCCATTAAAACTCACCTCCATCAACATCCGTATTCGTTATCGTGATGTTATTTGTAGTTCCACTACTACTTGTATTCTTGCTTAATAATTGAATCTTTTCAGTTAACTTCACACGATATTCTCCTAACGTAATCGTTGCATAATTCATTGAATCCTTAAATGTAATACCAGTAATGACTGACTCATATGTTTTTTCTTTATGAATAAATGACACATAATCACCAAGATAAATATTTGAAAAGGGTACAAATACCTTATTTTTCATATCTATCAAGAACGTTATGTTATGATCGAGTTTAGATGTCACCATTTCACTTCTTGCTTTGGTCTCAAGCGTTTCATAATCATTGTCTGTATACATATAACTCTTGGCCATGACGCTTGTATACCTATAATTCGATAAACCATCTTCAGTAATCTCACCAGTAGTAAGTAAATAAAACGTTTTGATACTTTGGTAAATTTGATTGTCACTTCTTGGATAAAAACTGACCTTATTGATGAGCTGGCTTGTTGAATCATTGGTCTCTACATTGAGAATTGATGAAAAATCACTTTTAATCACCATGCCTTGATTGACACTAACGATTCTAAAAATGATACCAGTAATGCGACCTCTAAGATAAGTCACATCTGTACTAAAACTGATGCCATATCCTTTCGAAACAAGCTCAAATATTTTTGACATACTGATGATGTTATCTGTATCAAAACTCAGACTACCAGATACACTAGTTTCTTTGCTAATCGTTAAATAAGGTAAGTTTTGTTTCGTGTCTGAGTTATATTTAAAATAACTTGTAATGATTTGATATAAATAGTCTGCGAGGTCACCATTATAGCTTGTTGTTGGAATCTCCAAATTAAAAATCTCCCTAAAATCGAGAGACTTAATACTTGTGGTGTAATCATCGATTAATTCAATACTTTCTAAGATGCCTATATATGAATAGATATCGCTTTTCAAAATGATGATATCACCAATCGTACAATTGATGTTTGTCTTATTAACTTTAAAAGTTGAACGTTTGATGAGTACCATATCTAACACAAGTTCATATTGATTGCTGACATATGCATTATCTTTATACTGCAGTGTACTTCGATCTAAAAATAATAGTTTCATGGTTAAATACCTAAGTAACCCTCAACAACTGTAATTTTACAGATGGATTCAGTAGCAACCCCAGGCTTGAACTCAATTTCATAATCACCATACTCAAGGAATATAAAATTATTCTCTTCAAAATCTTGAAGTCCATAAATATCTGTAACAACACCTGATTCATCCATGCTGATTTGTTGCTTACTTGGTATTGAATTCACCATGATCGATACGTTTTCTGCAGCTAAATATAATCTTAAAGTTGAAACGACTACACCATTTTTCTTAAAGATTACTTGTGGATCAATGACATTTCCAATAAGTTCTATAACTACGGGTGCATCACTTAACCCATCATTTCTTATATTAGTTTTACCTTCATATGAACTTGAATACGTATAAGGATAACCATATGGATAAACCTTTCCGTTTGAAGAACCATTTGCAATAATCTCGTATGACTTTTCTCTTAACCATAGAGATAGTTTTTTGAGTGTAATACTACTTTGAATGGAACCTGCTACAAGTTCAGCTTTGGATAAATTACTAATATCTACATAACAATATGCACTAAATGCATCCGTTTGGTAATGTAGTTTCAAATCTTCATTACTTTGACTGATAAAATCGACAAAAGATTTATACCCATGATAACCTCTTAAAAAGACTAGTGTCATGGTTATCTCAGTAAGTGGTAGATTATACTCTGATCTAGCATAATAGTTTTGGTACTCAAGATACTTCAAATCAAGTGCATAACCTAAACCACTCACTTGTGATATAAGCGTTTGATTTTGATGACTAAATTGATAGGTATCACCATACTTATTTTCAATATAGAATTTTCTTATCATATGAGACTACCTCCAAGTGCTTGATTGATTGAGTCGACATCGAATGTTGGAGAGGTCGTATTGATGGTGATATTATTGGTGTTATTTGTTGATGTGTTTGCATTTGAGTTGTTGACTGTACTTGATCCTTTTAAGTTGAATGTAGAACCAAACCAATCACCAATACCACCAAAGAAACCACTTACTTTATCGGCTGCATTTGATGCAAAGTTACTAATACCATCTGTGACTTTGTTTGCAATATTTGATATGCCTTCTGTAACGTTTGAGAATGTATCTTTAATCTTTCCACCGAAGTCACCAATTTTTGATGGCAAATCTCCAATCCACTCAAATATCTTCTGGATGAATTCAACAATCTTTTGCACGACTTTGAGAACTGGTTCTAATACTTTCTTTAAAACATTGATTGCAGGAACTAAGATTGAACTTAATACTTGTCCTACAGTTGAAATGAGTGGTGCTAAAAATCCAAGTGTTTCTGCAAAAATAC